TTCTGACCGGCACGCCTGCGACCCGGTGGAATGACGACCTGATCCCGTTCCTGTTCCGCGCCGCGCCCGACGCGATGAAGGACAAGCTCGGCGGGCTGTCGATCGAGAAATTCCAGCTCCGCTATACGATCCGCCAACAAAAGCGGTTTGCGGGCTCGCGCTTCCCGACGACCATGACGGTCGGATCTCGCAACACCGACGAGCTGCGCGAGATCATGTATCACGGCGCGAACCCGGTCGCCGTTCGGCGCGAGCTCGCCGACGTCTGGGCTGCGATGCCTCCGATCACGCACAACCGATACACGATCGGCGTCGCCTCCTCGCCCGAGCTGTCGGCCGCTCTCGCGGATCTGCGCTCGCTGTCCCGCGCGCAAGTCGAGGAGAAGCTCGCCGCGAAGGATCCGGCGCTCGCGACCCTGCGTCGGATGATCGGTCTCGGGAAGGTGCCGGAGGCTGCGGCCGTGATCGCCGAGCGCGTCGAGGACACCTCCGGCGCGGTGCTGGTCGGTGCTTGGCACATCGAGGTCATCGACGGTCTGGTCGCTGCGCTGCGCGCCAAGGGGCTGCGCGTCGAGGCGCTCGACGGCCGGACCTCCCTCCCGCGCAAGTCGCAGCTCGAGGCGGCGTTCAACGCCGGTGAGCTGCACGTCCTCGTCGGCCAGATCGGCGCGATGGGTGTCTCTCTGAACCTGCAAAAGGGCGGGAGCTCGATCATCGTCGTCGAGGAGGATTGGAGCCCGGCGATCATGGATCAGTTCTATGCGCGCCTGCACCGGATGGGACAGTCGCAGCACGTCCACGTCGACACGCTCGAGACCGAGACCAAGATCGACGAGGCGATCCACAAGATCGCCAAGGAGAAGGCGCGCCAGCACCGGATCTTGAACGACGTGGGAGGTCTGTGATGTCGAGCCTTCATCCGGACTATGGGTTGACCGACGATCTGCGCCTCGCGGCCGTCCGCGACGCCGAGATCTTCGGGGTCAAGAGCGCCGCAGAGCTGCACCGCGTCTCTGTGCCGAGCATTTACAAATGGCGCAAGATCTTCGCGTCGCAGATCGAAGAGGGCCAAGCATGAGTGAGCCCTCGCACGACGCGCAACAAGTCTGCATCCATCTCAAGTGGGGGTGGCTCCCCGTGGTCATGGTGCGGAAGTCTCGCCCAGAAGACAGCTATAGCTGGGGCTGGGGGCGGTGGCGCATGGCCCGTTTGGGTGAGGTTGTCCACCTAAACTCGCTTCTCATGAAGACATGGAGGGATTGAGCATGACCGACAAATGGGACCAGAGGGTCGCGGCCGCGCAGAAGGCGATCGAGCGGTTGACCACTTGCGGCGACGACATGGCCGATCGCATGGAAGACCTCGAGGGCGCGCTCGCAAAGGCGGTCGACTTCGCCTTCCGGGTAGAGCGGTTCGCCGAAGAGACAGGGGACGCGTTTTTGCTGGGCAAAGCGCGCGCGGTCCTCGCCGAGATCAAGGATGTCGGCGGGTTTCGTCCGCCGAGGCGGTGGTCTCCGGAGAAAAGCGCAAAAGGTGGCCTCTGGTGAGCCGCGCCTTCGCCGTCATCCCGAGATCGACGCACGCCGGGTCGTCGATCCTCGACGGGATCTCCGCCCTGCCCGGGACGAAAGCCTGCAACGCGATCCTCGTCGCGTTGACCGAGAAGAAAGACGTGACCCCCGAGGAGCTCGAGCTCCTCTCCCACCAGCTCGGGAGGCTCTCTTGGGAGCGCGCCAGAGCCCAGATCGAGAGAGACCTGCCATGACCCCCGAAGAACTCAAGAAGGCCGTCCTTGCCGGTGCCGACGCAATCGACGCCCGCAAGGTGTGGAGCGTCGATCGCTCGAAGTATCTCAACGCCTCCGAGGCGCTCTCCTGCGTGCGGAAGCAGTGGTTCGCCAAGCACGACGGCGAAGGCGCGCCGCAGGATTGGGGCTTCGCCCGGCGCGGGACGAACGGCGAGAAGTATGTCGTCGAGGCGCTGCGCGCTGCCGGGCTCGAGCTCCTGTTCGCCGGTGACGACCAGAGCAGCGTCGCGGACGATGTCCGCATGATCTCGGCGACGCCTGACGGCGTGCTCTATCACGCCTCCGGCGCGCACATCGCGCTCGAGATCAAGACGGTGGATCCGCGCACGAACCGCGCGAACCTGCCGCGCCGCGAGCACGTCGTCCAGATCCAGCTCGGGATGGAGCTCCTCCGGGAGCAGCGCGGGCTCGACATCGAGAGCGGCTTGATCCTTTACATGGACGCCTCGAACTATAACCAGCTCGACATCTATCCGATCGGGCGGAACCCCGGCCTCCTGTCCGACATGGAGGCGAGAGCGCGGCTCGTGCTGCGGACGCGAAACGTCGACAAGCTCGATCGCGAGGGTCGGACGACCGGCGCCTGCAAGACCTGCCCGTTCGCCGAGCGGTGCGGCGTCGACTTGACCGAGACCAAGGCGTTCACGCGCTCGAACCGCGGATCCGCGCTCGATGTCGCGGTGCGGCGCTATGTCGAGCTGGTCGAGGAGATGGACACGCTCTCCGACGAGAAGGCGGCGCTCTCCGAGGACATCAAGGTCGAGCTTCGCAAGCGTAACACGTCGTCGACCGTCGTCGGCGACATCGAGGTCGAGTTGACATCCGTCGCCGGGCGGTCGAGCCTCGATCAAAAAGCAATGGAGAAGGCGGGGATCGACCTCTCGCCCTTCAAAAAGATCGGTCTGCCGTCTGAGCGGTTGACCGTGAAGGCGCTCGTCGGATGATCCGGCGAGCATGTAGCAACGTGCAAAATAGGAGCACAACCATGACGACCTCTCTGACCGCATACCTCGCCGACGCCGCCCTGCCCGAGATCTCCGACGATCAGATGATCGCGGCGCTCGCCGAGACGACCGACGAGCAGCGCACCGGGACCGGGCTCAACGTCCAGTATCTCGCCTTCTCGGGCAAGACGGGATCCTACTCTCTCGGCCGGGAGCGCGACGACGTCTCCGACGATCAGCTCTTCATCCTCGAGCCGAAGTCGGTGATCGAGGGCTGGATCTGCTGGAAGAACTCGAAACCGGTCGACCGCGTCGAGTGGTCGATCTTCAACAAGCGCGCCGCCGTGGCGGAGCCGGATCTTGCCGATCACGCGCCCTATAACACCAAGACCGGCGAAGGCTGGCATCGCGCGCTCGGGTTCGGCTGCATCTCGGCGGACGGCGCGGCGACGAACGTCAAGTTCGTGACGAACTCGGTCTCTGGCCGCAACGCGATCACCGATCTCCTGAACGAGATCGTCCGTCGCATGAGCTCCGGATCCCCGTCCTTGCCGATCTTCGGGTTCTCGGCCGAGCAGTTCACCGCGCAAGGCGCGACGAACTATAAGCCTAAGTTCGTGATCCAAGGCTGGGCGGCTCGTCCCGAGGTCGAGGCGTTCTTCGCGGGCTCGACGACGCTCGAGGCGCTGCTCTATGGTGAGGACGGCCCTGTCGCGAAGCCCGCGACCCGCGCTCGTCGTTAATCCCTCGCGGAGGGCGCGCCCAGCGCGCCCTCTGCCCCTATTTGGACCTGCCCCCATGACCTACGACCTGATCCTCGACAAAGCCGCTCTGCGGCGCGCTCTCGCGCTGTGCCAGACGGCGACCGCGCTCGACTTCGAGACGACCTCGCTCCGCCCCGTAGACGGCCGCGTGCGGCTCGCCCAGCTCCGGAACGAGACCGTCCGCTGCATCATCGACTTCGACCAGATCCCGGGAGGGTTTGCCGCCTGCGCGAAGCTCTTCGAGGGGCTCGGCCCTTGGGTCGTGTTCAATTCCGGCTTCGAGATGCGCTGGTTCCTCGCTGCCGGTGCCTCGCCCGACATCGTCGACGTCGGCCACCTCCGGCGCGCTCGCATGGGTGGCGGGCGCTTCTCGCTCGCCGATATGGTGCTCTGGGATCTCGAGCAGAAGCTCGAGAAGACCGAGCAGGTGTCGAACTGGGCTGCGCCGGAGCTCTCGCCCTCGCAGCTCGACTACGCGATCCGCGACGCGGATGTCACCTTCGAGCTCTGGGAGCACTGGAAGGCGAAGACCACCGAGGCGCACGACCGCGCCGCGCAGCTCCTCGACGACATGACGCTCGGCGTGATCGAGATGGAGGAGGCGGGGATGCTGCTCGATCGGCGCGCCCACCGCGAGCTCGTGACCCGCTGGGAGCAGCTCCGCGACCAGCTCGCCGCGCAGGTTCGCGCGCTGATCCCCGAGGAGGATGTCGCGAACCTGAACTCGAACCCCCAGTTCTCCGACTTCTTCTCCCGGATCTTCCCCGATCGCGTGCTCTCGGTCTGGCCGAAGACCGAGAAGACGAACCAGCTCGAGATCTCCGGCGAGGCGCTCGCGAAAATGGCCGGGCTCTTTCCCGGGACGCCGATCGAGAGCGCGCTCGATGCGCTGTCGCGATACCGCAAGATCCAGAAATATATCTCGAGCTTCGGCCAGACGGTGATCGACACCGCGACCAGATCCCCGGACGGTCGCGTGCGGGCGAGGTTCAACGTCGGCGCGGCCCGGACGTGCCGCTTCTCGAGCTCCGGCCCGAACCTGCAACAAGTGCCGCGCGACAAGAAGCTCTTCGCCTCGGACGAGGACCAGACCCGGGTCCGCAAGAGCTTCATCGCTCCGGCGGGATCTCTGCTCGTGTCCTATGACTACTCGGCGATCGAGATGCGCGTCCTCGCGCTCCTGTCCGGTGACGATCAGCTCTTGCACGACGTCGTCTTCGGGGATGTTCATTCCGAGGTCGCGGCCGTCATCGCTGGGCACAAGATCGACAAGAAGACCCCCGAGGGCAAGGCTGCGCGCAGCGCGGCGAAAGGCGTCTCGTTCGGGATCATTTACGGGAGCGCGGCCGGTGGCCTCTCGATCACGATGCGGACCTCGATCGAGAAGGCCCAGACCTATATCGACTTCTGGTCGAGCCGGTATCCCCGCGCCTTCGCCTATCGGTTCCTCATGCAGGAGGACGCGAAGAGCACCGGGTTCCTGACGATGAACGACGGCGGCTCGATCTATCTCGGCAAGAAGAACGCGGATCTCCCGAAGTGCGCGAACTATCCGGTCCAGCGTGCCGCGCTCTCGGTCATGGCGCGGGCGATCACCCGGCACAAGGCGTCGCTCGATCGCCTGCGCGGATCCGGCGCTCTCGATCCCGATCGGACGCTCCTCCTCGCCACGATCCACGACGCGCTGATCGACGAGGCGCTCGAGAGCCAAGCCGAGATCGTGAAGAAGGCGATGTCCGAGGACATGACCGAAGCCTATCTCGACTTCTTCCCCGGCGCGCCCACCGATAACCTGATCGAGGGCGGCGTCGGACCGAACTGGGCGGACCTCGAATAATTTTTGTGACCGGTCCTTGAACTCCTCGAGGACCGGTCCTATATCGTGGTCTCAATACCAACCGACCCACCAAGGAGACCTGCCATGAAAGACTTCGGTATCCACGTTCAGCTCAACGCCGACGCCACCTATTCGGTCGCCGTCTGGTTCCGCCCCGTCTTCGAGGACATGTTCGAGAAGGCTGTCCACGTCGCACGCTTCAAGACCGAGCTCGAGGCGCGCAAGCTCGCCCTGCGGGTCAAGGAGGCTTTCCTGAACCGCACCGACAAGTCGGGCGGCGTGATGCAGTCGGTCGACCGCCGCTTCTGGCAGGGTCCGACGAGCATCTGCGCGCCGGTGCGCTGGGATGCCGAGGTCGACGCCTACTGCGTCCTCCCCCAGCGCGCCGCCTAACCCCACGAAGATCAACCAAGGAGACCTGCCCCATGACAAAGCCCCTGTTCCACGCGATCGAGCTCGAGAGCCACCGCCCCGTCGGTCCTCCGCGTAACTCGATCCAGTTCGCGCGCTCGGACGCGATCAACCACTTCCGCCGGACGGCGTTCGCTTGCGCCGTCGTCCGCCTCGAGATCATCTGGACGAGCGCCGAGCTCGAGGAGGTCCGCGATGCACTTTGAACCGACCCAGATCCCAGAGCGCGCCCCCGGCGCGCTCGCCTCGGCGAACGACGCGCTCCGCTTCATGTTCGGCGGGAACGCGATCTTCACGCTCCGCAGCGAGGCGACCTCGACGCGCTTCACCTACAAGATCCGCCAGAAGGACGAGACCTCGCCCTTCTTCGTCTCGGTCCTCTCCGGCCAGAATAACGAGACGGACTATCAATACCTCGGCTTCATCCCGCGCGCCGATCGCGGAACGCTCGTCGCCGGAGCCAAGGGCTTGCCCGGCGCTAAGAGCTTCAAGGCGCTCTCTTGGACGCTCGCGCAGCTCTCCGGCGCGCGGATCCCCGAGAAGCTCTCGATCTTCCACGAGGGCCGCTGCTGTGCCTGCGGCCGTAAACTGACCACCCCCGAAAGCATCGTCTCCGGCATTGGGCCGGAGTGCGCGAAAAAAGGAGCCTGAGACCATGCTGAAAGACCTGCAAGCCATCTTCAAGCGCGCGGACATCCGCGACGTCGTAGAAGCCGCGCTCGGAGCCGCTGCGCTCTTCGTGATCGGCTATCTGATCCTGATCGTGACGCCCTGAGAGGAGCCCCCCAGATGTTGATCCCCCTGTCTTTTTACACCGACGCCGTGCACGGAACCCCCGGCCAGCGCGCCGCCTTCTTCGATGATGTCCGCGCTCGCGGGATCCTCGAGGCGTATGACCTGCGCGTCTTTGTCGACGCCGTCGATCGTGCCATCGAGGACGCCGAGGTTCGCGCCGAGCAGGCGCGCACCGAAGCGCACGAGGCGGCTTCGGCCTTGATGTCTGAGGGCGAGCGCGCCCAGCTCGAGGTCAAGATCACCGACGCCTTCGATCGCCTGATCGACCGGAACCCGGCCCTCTCGGACGAGCTCTTCGAGGCGTGCCGCGAGCTGATCGAGGCGGTGCGATGACCGACAAGCTCCACGAACGTCGCCGCCGGGATCGGGAACGCAAGCGCGCAGAGCGCGCCGAGCTCGAGCTCCGAGGACTAGTCCGGGTCGAGGTGATCGTCCCGAAGCGCAAGGCGGACCAGATCCGCTTGCTTGCCGAGATGCTGCAAGAGACCGCAAAGACGTGAGGCGGATCCGGCCCCCGGGGATCTCCCGGGGGCCTTCATCGTTAGCCGATCAGCTTCGCGAGCGTCTTCGGGCCGACGACCCCGTCCGGCGTGAGACCGTTCGCAGATTGCCACGCCTTCACCGCGCGCTCGGTGCCGGGACCGAAGTCGCCGTCCGCTGCGATGCCGAGCGCCTTCTGCACGCGCTGGACGTCCTCGCCCTTCGAGCCGACGCGCAAGACCTGCGTGACAGCGTCCGTGATCTGCGGGTTGACGGGCGCTGCCACAGCACCGCCGAGGATCGCCAGAGCCTCGTTGTAGTGCTTCCTGCGGTCCTCTAGGCCAATCGTCCCGCCGTTCACCAGCTTGCTCATCTTCACGATGTCGTTAGCGTCACAGGCCGCGTTAATGTTACGGCTCTTCCAATACCAGCACGCGCTCTCAAGCGCGCCCTTCTTGGTCTGGATGTAGTCGATGACCTCTTCAGCCGTCAGCCCGACGGTCTTGCCAAAATTGGTATAATTTTCACGCCCCGTGAGCTGGATCGGTCCCCTGCCTCTGAAGTTGAAACCGTCATTACTGGCGGCATCGCCGTTGCCCATGCGGTTTGCATAGACCACATTGGCGATCTTCTGCGGCTGCTTGGCATAGTCTGCCGCGTTGCGCCCAGCGTTCTTGAAGTATTTCGGAAAAATCTTGTCGAGCGTCTCAGCCCGGTAAAACAGATTTTCCTCGAGCACTTTTAGGGATTGGCTCTCATGGCCCGTCTGAGCAAAAAATCCAGCGATCCGGTTTGCCGTTGTGATCTCATACTTCGGCAAGATTTCCATCGCGGCCTCGGCCCACGCCTCTGCTTCTGGGTTTCCGTGCAGAAGGTGGATGATTTTTTCTTTGGTCAGCACGCTCATCTCTTAGCTCCTTAGTTGCACCACGAGGTCTTAGCCTCGCCTTTGTAAGGGCGGGCGAGACCCGCCTCGATCAGCATCTCCGAGAGGCTGTGTCCGTCCAGAACGATCAAGCCCAGCACGCGACCACCATACTTGTCCCAGCTTTTGATATAGACCTCGATCTCCTCTGCCTCGGCGACGGCGCGCTGTGTGAAGCGTGTCGCCTCGGTCGCTTTCTTGGCCTCGGCCTCGCACTGGGCGCGCGGTGCCTTCTCCGGCGTGTCGATCCCGAGGATGCGGATCGAGAGCTTCGGCGGGAGCGGAGGCGGGATCCACGGGACCGCGATCTCGACGGTGTCGCCGTCGATCACGCGCTGGATCTTGTATTGCTCCGCAGCCACCGGCGCGGCGAGGACGGCGAGCGCGCCCGCGATCCGGAGCATCATTTCTTTAAGACCTTCCCGATCTTGCCGAGAAAACCCGGGCGCGGACCGACGACCGCCGTCTTGAGCGCGTCCTCGACCTGATCCGGGAGATCGACCTTATCGAGGACGGCGTCGATCGCCTTCTCTTTTACCTTGCGCCCGAGGAGCGCGCCCACCAGCTTGAGCCCGATCATTCTGTGAACTCCTGTCTTGGCGGCTCGTCATCGTTGCCGCCTTTGCTTCGGTTATTGCCTGCGGCCATCACGCCGCCCAGCGCCCCCACGATGAACGACGCAAGTGGGGTGAGGAGCTCAAAGAACTTTTGGTCGTTCGGCGAGACCTCGAGCGGCTGCGTGATGAAGACCAGCGAGTAGAGCACGGCGAAGATCGTGCCGCCGAGGATCACGACCAGCGAGCAGCCGATGAAATAGCGCAAGCGCGCCTCGAGCATCTCCGGGTCGTTCTTACTGCGTGACATAGTTTGCGCCTCCGTTGAGGTCGGACGGGCACGTCCGGGTTACCGAGCAGATCGGCGGTTTGCATTGCAGCGTTTCGACGTTAGCCGGATCCATGCAGGGGTAGCGGTAGAAGCCGTCCCCCGAGAGATAGAAGATCCCGGCGAGCGCGCCGCAGAAGCCTATCCAGACCAGTTTTTCGATCATGTCACCACCTCCCTAGATAGACGCCCCAGAAATATAGCCCGACGCCCGCAAGGACGATCGTCACGGCGATGATCCCCGTCCAGAGCGCGGCCTCGATCAGCCCCTCGATTATCTCCCGTCGCCGGTAGACCTGCTCGCGCTGTTTCTCCCGGACGCGGCGCTCGATGTCCGTGAACTGTTGCCACGCGTCGTTACCATAAGTGTAGGTGATGAGCTGCTTGAGCTCCTTGCGTTGCTGCTCGCATTGCTTCTGGGCGGCGAAGATGTCGATCGCGCTTTGCTGAGAGGTGCTGCCGAATAAGGTCTTGAAGACCCCCGGCGGCTCGTTGGCGCGCTCCGCTGCATAAGCAATATCCGAGACCGCCTTGCCCCATTCGGAGAGCTGAGACGCCATGTCTTGGATCTCGCGCCCGGCGGCGATGCCCTGCTTGAGCATCGAGAAGGCTTTGCTTCCGATACTAAGGGCGATGCCAATAGATGCAGGATCAAACATCACGCGCTCCAGAAAGGCGGGCAAGGAAATGCCGGGTGAACCGCCAAGGCGATGTCGGCACTATACCTGCAAACCTTGACGAAAACTAGACGACCGTCGATCCAGAGGTGGTTGTAGGCCACCCAGATCAACGGCAGTGTCACTTTACAAGCCCTTGGAGGAGGCGGTCGATCTTTTGATCAAGGTTGTCGATCCGCGCGACGAGCAGGTTAATGCTCGCCTGCACGTCGGTTTTCGTCACATATTCTTTTGCCGTCTCCTCCCGGGTCTTGTTGAGGAGGATCGAGATCCGCTTCATCTCCTCGGCGTAGCCCTTCAAGAGCCAGCCGACCGCGCCGATCGCGCCGCTGAGAACAAGGCTCCAAAGCATTTCAGTTGTCATGCGCGCTCTCCTTTGCAGTCCGCCCCTTTTGCGCGTCCCCGAAAAACAGGTCAAGCGCAGGATAGCCGTCATCGTTGTGCGTCAGAGTTGAGCACGCCGGATAGTTGACGGCCATGTCGCACCGCGCGCATTGAGCCTGCCACGACGGCCTTATGACCCTTATCGAAACCACGGTCCAACCATCCATGTGACCAGAGAACGCCGGACCCCAGATGTGACAGGCTCAACGCCGTGCAGAAGGAATGACGGGAAGATCACAACGTCGCCAGCCTTTTGCGGAGGATACATCCGCTCGTGCCCATCTTGGATAAACAAGCGGCCACCCTCGAAGTCATCGTTCATAAATAGGAGGATCGTCAGCTTGCGGACCTCCGCGTCAGACGGAGACAAAAAGGTGTCGATGTGCGCGGTGTAATGCCCGTGTTCGTCATAGCGCAAAAGTTCGGCTTGATTGGCGCGCGAGACGTCGAACTTGTAGTGGTCGAAATTGCATTGCAGGCCGAGGCCCACAAGAGCTGCCGTGATACCGCGATCAACCGGCATAGGATACCGAGACACGTCGCGCACATCCTTGTTGATCGCACCCTCTATGCCAAGTCCACCGCTTTCGTGCTTGTAGTTTGCCTCGACAGTGGCGATGGCTCCTGCACAGGATGCCGCTGAGAAAACGCCGGGGAAGCTGCGGAACGGCCCGCCGATCTTCTCGGGTTGCGCGTGATGAGAAAGGCTGTGCCGCTTGTCGAACTTCCATTCAGCGTTTGGCCCGTCCGCATCAACATAGTGCAGGAAGACCTGAGCCTGCCAATCGCCCTCAAACGCCTCGCGCCAATGCAGCATGTCGCAGCCGCGATAGGCCACCGCGCCGCCGGGGTGCATGGTGATTGACGACCCGTCCTCTCCCGGCTTTGCCATAAAGATCGGCCACGGCTTGCCCTCGTTACCGAGCGTGAGCGTCAAGCTGTATTCGCAAGCCTCGCGGTCGGTGTGAACGGCAAGCGTCTCCCCCGGCACATACATGCGGGCATAGGCATAGGTTGGATGAAGGCGCTTGCCTGTGATGGTCTGCATCGACGGCAAAATCTGCTCAAGAAGGCTGTCAAAAACAGGATGCCCGTGAACAGCCTCCGACAACGGACACTGATGGTCGCGCTGGGTCTTGCCACTTGCGACAATGTTTTTCAGTTGCTCTGTGAGTTCCCTTGCGCTCTCAGCGTCAATCAGGTCTGGGATATGCACATAGCCATTGTCGCGGATTTCTTTGGCTTGCTCTGATAGCGTCACGGGGTTTCCTCTTATGCTGCCTCTGGTTCTTGCGGGATCGGCTCAAGAGCGCCGCCCCGGTAGAACCACAAGTCAGCAACGCATTCGTCAGGGCAGTCAAGCCAGAAAAGAGGCTCCGCAATCTCAAAAGATGCCGATGAGACTTCGGCAACACGCTGACCTGTTGTGCCGTCATATGCCGTGACGACTTCATTCGGGGAAATCAGTGCGCGCTTCATTCAAATACCTCCACAAAAACTACACCGGGGTTTCCAGCAAGGGCTGGGTAAGTAAATGGGCTTGGTGACGGAGACGGAACAGGAAGACGGAGGGCAAGGCTCTGACCATAATCCAGCCCCCCGTCTAGGCCCCCTTTGTTTATGTCTCCACCTGTCCCCGCGCCGGGGGTAGAAGTAGTCCCGCCAGTGGCAGAAGCATGTGGACCAAATGAGGATGACCCACCCGTGCCACCGAGAACGCCTGCGCCAACCGTGATACTAACTGGACCCGGCATGGACGGTCCCGGCACATACTTGATGGCTCCGCCCCCGGCTCCTGATGGCGCCGATCCCGCCGGACCCGCACTGGTAGTTTGCCCGCCACCTGCCGCGACAACAGTCACTTTCACAAATTTCACGCTGGCAGGCTTGGTCCACGTTCCCGGCGCGGTGAACGCTTGAGCGGATGCCGCTGTCACCCCTCCGCTTGCCGCTTGTGCACTAATTGCCTGCGCCGTCTTGAGAGGGGTCATCAGCGTCGTATCGTTGGTGCCCGCCTCTGCCTCGGCCTGCGTCGCCTTTCCAGTAATCCCATCGAGAATGTTGAGCTCTGCGGCCGTAGCCGTGACCGTCGTCCCGGCGATCGAGAGCGCGTCGACATCGACGACGCCGGTCGACTTGACCCGCATCACCTCGGTCGCTGCCGCGCCCGCTGCCATGACCTTGAAAGAGAGGTCGAAGTCTTCGGAGGTCGCCGTCACGTCGGTCGCGATCGCCTCGATCCGCGCGCCGATCTCGAAATTGCTTGCAGAGGTCTCGGCCGCGAAGAGTAGGCCCGCCCCGATCCCTGCGGCCGGGGTTCCGGTGCTGCGCGCCTCGAGCCGCGCGACGTCGATCACGGTGTTCGTCGCCGAGGTCTCCGAGTAGGTGTAGACGACCCCAGTTCCTTTAGCAGTGAGCAGGAGATTGATATTCGTATCGCCGCCCGCGCTCGAGATCGTCGGAGGGTTTCCAGTTGCGGCATTCGTGATTGCGATCTGGTTGACCGCGCTCGCCGTCGTCGTGAACGAGATCAGCTCGTTATTGTTGCTGTCCGCGATCACCGGCGAGGCGATGTTGAACTGAACGCCGGTCGAGCGGACCGTGAAGACGTCCGTGCTCGCGATCAGGTGCGTGCGTCGAGTGCACCGCGTTGCGCCACGAGTTCAGATCCGAGGCGAGAGCCGTCCCGCTCTTGGTGTTCGGGTCGATCGTGCCAAAGTCATATTGAGCCATTAGGTGCCCCTCTCTCTGCCGAAGCCGATAGCCTGATAGTCGAAGGTTCGACTGATCGCCGTCCCGGCGCTGTTGCGGAAGATAACATCGAAGCCGGTGCGCGTCTTGCCCGAAATCGCGTAATAATCGCCCGTCGCCATGTTCTGCGCGGCGATAGTAACCGATCGCAGCTCTTTGAACCACGGAGAAAAGACGACGGAGTAAGTCGCCGCGCCGGAGACGAGGTCGTTCCCATAGTCCACGCGATCCGGCATGTCGATCACGGCGGTGAGCCCGCTAATGATCGGCGTGATCGTCTCGAAATTGCTCGTCAGAACGGCGCGGAACTTGAGGTGCCGCGCGGTGTAGTCCCCGACGACAAAGCGCCGCCACCCCTGATAGACCGGCGTCGGGCTGTCGACGATCGAATAGTTGACTTGCAGCTCGACGGCGACCTCGTCGCCGGTGTCGTCGCCTGCAAGATCCGCGATCCCCGCGAGGTTGACCCATGTCGCCATTGTCGAAAGCCCGCCGGAGCTCGAGACGACGGCGTCCACGGTGACG